GTTTAGTTATATGCATAGAACAAAATGTTCTAATAAAACCCTTGACTTGTTATGGTAACAATGGTATAATAGGTTATAGAAATGAGAAAGAGATAGAAATATGACTAACAATGAACTGCAATCTTACCTTCGCCATAAAGAAAACAAAGTGGCCACAGGTGAAATTATGACTGAAAGTTATCAACACGCCGATTTACCAGTAACGCAGACAACAGAAGAGTCTAATAAACGATTCACTGAGTACATGTACAACTGGATGGAAAACAATACAAAAGATTAAAAGGTTATATGCATAGAACAAAATGTTCTAACCAAACACTTGACTTGTTATCGAAACAATGGTATAATGAGTTATAGAAATGAGAAGAGAGTATATTATGAAAGTTAAAGCGATAGATGGGTTGGTTGTTGGAGTGCGTCACGACCGTCAAATGATGGCGTTAGAATCATTTCGTGAAATGTATGTGTTAATGAATGAAGTTGAAATTGACTCAAATAAACTAAAAGTGTTGAAAGACATGTATGAAGAAATCGTTATCGGTGAATGGCATACTTCTAAGAGTGCAGAACGCGCTCAAATCCCTACCTTAGATGGTAGGGGAACTTTCAAGAACTTAAACTACTAAGAAGGAAATTGTATGAGTAAAACGATTACACGAAAAGAATTGTCAACTCTAACTCAGGATTATCATTCTGCTATAAGTAAAAATCAACCTTGGATAATCCAAGCGTTTGATTCAGTCTTTGATAGAATTGAACTGGGGGAAATTATGATTGAGGGTTATTCCCAATCATATAGTAAGGATTCAATACAGTCATACCGCAAATGGTTGAAGAGCCACTCAGGTAAGATTTTTATTCAAGAAGATAACTAAAATTAAAGGAGTGAAATTAAATATGACATTATATTTAGATATGGACGGAGTTATTGCTGACTTCTTCAAAGGATTGGAACAGTTTTACAAGGTAAAACATTGGAAAGAAATACCAGATCGTGACAAGTCAATCAGGGCCCTCAAAGGGACTGACTTCTTTAACACGTTAGAGGTTTTCGAAACGTCTGTTCAGTTAGTGGAGTTTGCAAAAGACTTCGGTGATTGGGGTATTTGTTCTTCACCTCTACGGGGTGATCGTGACAACTCTGCATACTGGAAACGTGTGTGGTTGACTGAGAAAGGATTCTTACCAGAGGTGGATAAGATGATATTCACAGGACAGAAAGAACACTTTGCAGTCGATTCGTTAGATGGCACTCCAAACATCCTAATAGATGACAAACCATCTAACATCAAACGATGGATTGAGGCAGGTGGTATTGGTATTCGTTATCAGGCCAATGAGGATGACTTAGAAGAATACTTGTTTGATGAAATCACACGAAGTGTTTCTCTCTATGGACTAAAGAACTCTCGACTAACAAATCGGGTATATGCATATGACAAATAGTTCTAAGAAAGTTTGAAAATTCCCTTGACTTTGTTGTGATAACAGGGTATAATGGTTACATAAGATAGTGAAACGAAGAGAGAAAAGATTATGTTTGCAATTCCAGAGTATTATGTTGAAGTTCCTACGTTTAAAGATGCAGTTGTTACCATGACCCATCATGGCGGTGGTACTTTACTGGATGGTATGAAAGGAATGGACATCACTTGGAAAGACTATTGTGCAAGTGACTCGCAAGATGATGACGAGTTCTTCACTAGGTATGAATACGAAGTGAACGCTTACAATGTTGTTTATGACAACATGTCTAAATTATTTGTTTAAGAAGGATTAAATTATGTATGTAGTATTAGAAAAGGGTAAAGTAATCAGTACCGAGATAGACTTCGGTAACGCTGCAGAGATGCAGTTAGCACTTGAGATGGACAACACTCGTAGTATCCGTATTATGAAAGAAGAGGACTATCTAGAACAGGTGGCCGAGATGGAATCTATGACGGAGAATCGTTTAAAATGTTAAAAATGATAGGTTGGATTTTAGGTACAATTGGTTTCTTGGTTATTATGGGTGTTGCTGGTAATGACTGTGATGGAAAATGTATGGAAAACTCCTTGACATTAGTAGACATGTTAGTGTATACTGTATGTGGGATGTCGTTAATGGGTTTAGGAATTTATTTAGGAGTAAAATATGACTAATATTATTAGTTTTGATGCAGATGATTCTGTGAATATAAATGGTACATCTTTACAGGGTACTATAAAAGCAACCTATCTTGAGTTGTGTGAGGTGTTTGGTAAACCTACCTACACTGACGCCGACCCTTATGAGAAGGTAAACGCTGAGTGGGCAGTCCAAGCGAGGACTCTTAGTTCATGGTCTGATGATGAAGAGGATGCAGAAGATTCTGTCTTCACTATATATAATTGGAAGATGGGATATATCCCTACTGAAGAATATGATTGGCACATTGGTGGCAACAACTATGAGGCGGTGAATATTGCAACAAAGATATTCAATGATAGGCTAGAGGGATAATGAGAAGTCCAACAATACCATTTGATGAAATGTTACAGTTAGAACGTAAGGCGAAAGTCTTTGCAATACTCCAACAGGACAATCTATCTAAATGGGCCCGTAACTATTGGAGTACAGTGTTTGAAACTATCTCCACCACAAAGAGTCAGTATGACGCAAGAGTTGAATGTTCTAGACTGTGTGATGAAATGAAATCTCTAAAGTATATGTCTTATGAAGACTATTCCAACCTATGAATATTAATGACTATGCAGAAAAATATGGTGAGTCTATAGACAACTTACCTACAGAAGATTTACTAGAGGCGATATATAATGAGCGGTATGCACATTCTACCCGTATACTTCAACACACTGAACACGGGACGCAAGAAGAAGAAAAAAGTAAACCCTGAGAAGTACACACTTCGGTGGCGTGAACATAACAAGTGGTTGAAGTCAACACATTGTCCAGTGATTACACTGGATGAATACATTGACTATTTACAGGGAAAGGTAAAGACTAAGAAAGTGAAAGGTTCTAGTAAAACGATGCAAGTCACACGACCTACCATCACCGCTAGAATCCCATCAGCTGGTGATGGTATTGGTAATGCGTTTAAGAAAGAACAACCAAAGTACAATGGTGATTTAGTGATTGGACAGGCGTATAACAAGGGTGGGATGCAAGTCCTGTCAACCCAAGAATCAAACGACCCTATGACGGGTAAGAGGAGATAGGTATGAGTGAATTTAAAATTAACAAAGTCGGTAAACTATGTGATGAATTTGAATCCCAAGCATATGAATGGGTATTGACTGACATCCAAGAGTTCTTTAATGTTGAAACGCGAGACTTGGATGAATTGTCTAAGACTCAGATTGAACAACTTGAAAACTTCTTGCAAGGTGACGATGTGTGGGTTGAACCCTATTGTTTGATGGCCCTCAATGGTATCATTGACAGTTGGTATACTAATGTAGAGGATAATAACCTAGAGACTGCAATAGGGGTGTTTGACGAAGGACTGATCGACAAATGATTGTAATGAAGACTGTAGATTATAGAGTTGCGACTCTATTTGTACAGGAACGACACTATAGTCCTGTGATGCCAAGATTAACCAAACATTGGTTAGGTGCGTATCAGGACGATGTGTTGGTGGGTGTTCTAACATTAGGTTGGGGTACTAATCCAATGGGTACGATTAAGAAGATGTTCCCAGAACTAACCACATCAGACTACTTTGAGATAGGTAAGATGTGCATGGATGAGTCTATGCCCCGAAACTCTGAGTCACAGATGCAGAGTGCAACTATTGCATGGATGAAGAAAAATACCCCAGACGTTAAGTTCCTATACACATGGGCAGATGGTATCGTGGGTAAGCCTGGCTACGTCTATCAGGCGGCGAACTTCTTGTATGGTGGATTTATCTGGAGTGACGTATATGTCACTGAAGAGGGCGAGAAGGTACACTTTCGCACAATACAACGCAAGTTAAAGACAATAATGAATCGACAGGATTTGAAGTATGGGCCACGTCCATCAGATGCGTACATGGGTGAACAAGGATTCTCTCGCATATTCGGTAAACAGTTTCGATACATCTACCCTATCACCAAGAAGTCTAGAAAGTTATTAAAACAATCCACAATAGAATGGACACTGAACTATCCAAAGGGTAAAGACTTGCAATGGAAGATTAAACGTCCATACGAGACATCCTACACTCTCACAGACACCATGCCATATGAACACAAAGGTGATAGTGTTAAACACAACAAAAGTAACGTAAACAAAGTTGCTGACAAGTGGGGTACTGCAACCCTTGACAACTTCTTTTAACTAAATACCTTTAGAGGAGCAATATATGTCATATTCAGATAAAGTGTTAGACCACTACGATAACCCTCGTAACGTGGGTAAGATGGATGGTGAGTCCCCCTCAGTGGGTACTGGAATGGTAGGCGCTCCTGCATGTGGTGACGTAATGAAATTACAGATACAGGTTGAGGGTGGTATCATCACTGACGCAGTGTTCAAGACGTATGGTTGTGGTAGTGCGATTGCATCATCATCTCTACTGACTGAATGGGTAAAGGGAATGACACTTGACAGAGCGGGCGAGATTAAGAACATGGAACTTGCAGAAGAACTTGCATTACCTCCAGTAAAGATACATTGCAGTGTACTTGCAGAAGACGCAATCAAAGCGGCAATCAAAGATTATAGGGGTAAACAGAAATCAGTCTCTTTATAACAGACGATTGCATCAACTGTGATGTGTGTCTACCAGAGTGTCCCAACGAAGCGATTTATGTTGGGGAAGAGATTTACGAGATTGATCCTACCAAATGTACAGAGTGCGTAGGACATTTTGACGAGCCACAGTGTGCAGAAGTATGTCCAGTGGATTGTTGTTTATTCGACCCAGACAATGTAGAAACCGAAGAACAGTTATTAGCAAAGATTAAATAGGAAACGACTATCATTACACTCACTCCATCTGCACTGGCAAAGATGCATGAACATATGTCGCTAAGAGATGATACCTTGGGTATACGACTTGGTGTGAGAACATCTGGTTGTAATGGGTATGCATATGTACTGGAGTTTGTGAACGAATTAAGTAGTACGGATACTGTCGTAGAGAACGATGGTATTAAGTTATTTTTTGACCCTAAGAGTGTCATTGCACTAGCAGGGACTGAATTGGATTATGTACGTCAAGGATTGAATGAGGGATTTGAGTACAATAACCCCAACGTGAAAGCATCATGTGGATGTGGTGAAAGTTTCACAATATAGATAGGAGAAGTGTCGTGGCCTCACGCAATCATAAGAACTGGTTAAAGGAACCAACAGTTGAGTACATTAGTAGCGAGTGTTACAGTAGTCAGGAAATCTACGAGAAAGAAATCAAAGAGATATTTGCAAAGGTGTGGATACCTATCATACACAAGAGCGAAATCAAGAAAGTAGGTGACTTTAGAACATCACAAATTGCATTCGAAAATGTAATCCTAGTCCATACCGAAAAGGGTATCAAATCATACTACAATCCTGGCATCACCAAAGTATCAGGTAGTATTGGATTAGGAGTTTCTGATTCTTGGGATGAGTTACCCTGTGAAGTGAAACATGGCGGTATGGTATGGACAACACTTAATCCAAATCCAACACAGAGTGTGGAAGAATGGACAGATGGTGCGTTTGACTGCATTTCAACTGCAATCGACACAGAAGAACTAGAAGTGTTCCACTATCATAAGGCGATCATCCCTACCAACTACAAACTATGGCATGACACCAACAGTGAGTTCTATCACGACTATATGCACTACTTCAATCGTATCACTGGATTCAACGATGAATACTTCGCTCGTCCCTGTACAGGGTTTGAAAACGGACATGTGAACGTGGGTAGTTTCGAGGTGCAGTATGATAAGTTCGAAGGTGCAGGAGATCGCAGTGCATTGAGTTTTCCTAACCTACCACCGAATCAGTGGTACATGGTTGACCTATTTCCTGGCTTCAACTTCAATCTAAGAGGTAGTGCGTTCCGTAGTGACAGTATCACTCCCCTTGGCCCAAACAAGGTACTCATTGAGTTTCGAGGTTATGGACTGTTGAAGGATACCCCAGAAGAACGTCAACAACGTATCGACCATCACAACACCATATGGGGCCCATTCGGACGCAACTTGCACGAAGACTTATTGGGTGTGACAGGACAGGGTGTTGCAATGGGACAGGGAACTGAACGTAGGAACATATTGCATGGACGCCATGAGAACAACACGATACACGATGAAGTCGGTATGCGTCACTTCTATGCAGAGTGGGGTAAGTACCTCAACGTAGACCCTGCTAATCCTTTAAAAGTAGTTGACAAGGTTGCATAAAAGTGTTATAATAGATATTAAATGAGTAGGAGATAGAATATGAGTATTCCAGTTAGAATCAAGAACGGAGTAAGTTACTACGAGAGTGAAGTACCTCAGAAAGATCAATTGCACACAGGATGGTATTGGGAAGATCAAACTCGATCCTACTATCGCTGGGATGGTATGATTGAAATGACAAAGAGAGTTGCGTTAGGAGAAACTAATGACTGATGTCAAATCACCGACACCGCCTGAATGGAATGGAAAGTATGCAGTCCAAGTGGAACTGTTCCAGAACGAATTCGTTTGGTTGCAGGATGATATGAGAACAGTCAGTGAAGAAACCCAACGTAACGTGCTATTATTCGAATCCGAAGAGAATGCGAAAGATATCGCAAAGACTTGGATCACTGGAAAGGTTATGAAATATAAACCATAAAGGAGATGAGTATGGAACGTATACCAATGAAGGGCGCTGCAGAGTATGATGCACTCACCTCAGCGAGAAAATACTATTGCTACCTCACAAAGTCAGGGGTAACGAAGGGTATCAAACGACAGTATAACAAACGCTTTCGTAAACACAACAAAGAAATCATAAAGGAAAATATAGTATGAGTATCATTGAACGTAGTACACTAATCAACCTTCTGTCAGACACCATGGCTGAAGTCACCTTTAACAAGATTAACGGGGATGAACGAGTGATGTGGTGTACACTAAAGGACACCCCTGCATTGAAAGGTGGACGGGTGACAGTAATCAACGAAGACGTATTAAACGTATGGGACGTTGATGCAAGAGGATGGAGAAGTTTTCGTATGGACAACATCACTAAGGTGCAGTTGTAGTAATGCAACACTGTGAAGAGGTTAACCGATTCGAAGTGATTGATGAAACAGGGCGACTTATAGTCAAGTATGGGGTCGATGTTCAATTGTCCTATCAAGACGATGGTAAGACGCTAAAGGTATTTCTAAAGGAGAAGGAGTAATGAACTCCCCAGTATTTGAAAAAGGTTATCCATCGTATGAGGCGGTGAACCAACACATGGAGAAGAGAGAGATGTTTAGTACAAAATGTAAAGAACACTTAAACGATGCAAACATGACTAGGACAGGACACATGATACATGCATTGACTATGGCGATAAGACTACAGTGTCTTGTACCTATACTGATCATTCATAGTATCATACCGAGTCTATTCAAGATGACTGCTACTAAGACCATGTCTGACCTAGTAGGAGACAAGGAAGTGAATGAATTGGATGAACATTGGGATAGTACGAGACAACACATAGATCAACCTAATAAGTGGTACAATACTAAGTGAGCTGTACTTCCCTACCCTATTAACCCCTATATGATGCAGAACCCCCTCCCCTACTCTCCCCCACCCTTGCGTATTCATAATGTGACTAAAACACCTCTAATAGTCACAAAATGACGTTTGATATGCCTCTGCGGAACTATAATGACTCTATAATGGGATATATTCAAGGGAAATGGGTAATAATGTCGACATTATGGGGAAGTGTCGATGAAAAGAGGTTATTAAATAAAGGTTAAAATAAATAGAGTAACGTGCTGATGCTTGTGCATCTTTACCCGTTATTGACCGACTTTTTAAAA